CGGAATCGCATGACTCCATGTCTCGTTATCCCATCTGGGTCTCTAAGTATATCAGAAAATTCAAATCTCAAATTAGCAAGATTAAATCCACTGACACTCAAACTACTATCATGCAATAAATCGTGTATTCTGTCCATAATTTCCTTTGTTTGCTTTGCTCCCTTGTACTGCGACCAAACATGTATATTAATTGTAAATTCGCCACCATCAAGGTCTTTTGTGCTGTAATCAATTGCAGTTTCTTCACCTAAAGCTACAAACGGATAAGAAGCGTTTTCTACAACTTCATCAAAAACACCTGCACCCAGAGTATTTGTAAGAGTGTTGTCGTTAGATAAAGTGCTATATATAGTTGTTTGTAATGCAAATTGTCCAATACTCATTTTAATATTCCTTGATTAAAAAGTGCTTGAATTTTTCTTCTGTTCTTTTCTAGTGCAGGTTGCATAAAAGGTCTTTCTGTCATGTTCGTTGTCCCAAACTCTAAGTGTGCAGAATATGGTGCAGCACTTATTACTTGTCCTACAATTACACCATTAGCTTCTTTTTTGACATTCATTGAAATTTGCGAAACTAGAAATCCAGTATCAGTTGCAGGTGGCTCTTTAGGTGCTGAAGCTCTGTGTGATCTTCTTGGTTTATATTTTTCATAAAGAATACCAGTTCCTCCCTTCTGAATGCTTTCTTTAGCTGTGCCTTCAACCATTAATGTTGCCCTAGATACATAAGTTTTTACTTTATTTTCTTTTAATCGCTTATCAAGTTTTTTTGCAAAGTCTTTCATATCAAATTTAAAAAAACTCATGTTGCAACCCCTTCTTCACACATTAATTTTAAATATCGGTTTCTTTGGTCAATGTCTATGATTGATCTTATGTTAAAAAGTTTGTTGTTAAAACTAATCCGTGATGCGTTAGTAATATCTGTCCTATAACGAATTGTAATCTCGTGTGTGACACTCCCAATCAACTTCCCTTGCTTGTATACCTCTTTACCACTTTTAGGCACTACATTGGCGTATACGGAAGCGATGGTGCTAAATCCAGAACTTATACCACCACCTGCATCTCTGGATGTTCCTTGTCCTTGCAGAGTTATGAAGTGTCTAAACTTGCCAATCCCCATTATCCTATTTGAAGCAACTTAGAACTGCCTAATCCAGAATAAACAACGTATGGGTCTAACAGCTTTCTTGCTGTTGTAGGTAATGAACTTTGTCCTTCATACATATCACCTCTATGCTCATAAAGAAAAGCAACTATCTGAAGTAAGGCAATCTTTATAGGTGCAGGTACAGAACTTGCATCTGCATATCCTGTTACATATTGAACCTCTATTGCATTTGCCACTCTTAAAGCAGTAGGAAATGTTTCACCAGTCCTTAGAACTAATCTGGCAGGTTGCCTTGCATTATCAAGATAATATTTGGAACTAGCAAAAGTGGTAGCTGTATCACTATCATCGTAAGTCTTAACATGAGTGATTGAAGATACTTCTGGGAATGGTAAATCAATATAATCTTTGTAATAAGTAAGATAAGCTCCTGTTCTAGTTCCTTCCCAGAGTGGGTCTTCATGTTCATCTAAAGTGTCTATAAACAGTCTCATAGTTTGCGTAATAATGGCTCTGCTCATGTGTTCTTCTGCAATTTTTCTTGCAGTAACAATTAATGATGTAATTAATGCATCATCACCACTATCAGTGACTCTTAAATAAGACTTAGTTTCTGATTGCGATAAAGGTTCTGAAGCAGGTTCAGTATGGACAACAAGACCTGCCATATTACCCTCTAATTAGATTTTTTCTTATCTGCCTTTGTATCTACAGCTACACTATTATCAGATTGCATTTCATTAATTTGTAATGCTAATAATCTTATTTGGTGTTGTAAGTTAGCAATCTCTTGCTGTGCTTGTAAATATAAAGACTCAAAGTTTACTTGTGAATTTTGTGTATTGTCGTCTGACATATCTTTCTCCTGTTAATTAAAAAGTTTATCTATGAACAATCCGATCATAGCAGTAACTATTAAACCATATTGTCCGTAAATTAAATACTCTAATTTATCAAATCTTTTAGAACCACTATCAAATCGTTTGTCTATATTTTCAAAGCGTATTGCACACTCTTTTTCAAATGCTTCAATAGTGCTAATTGTGTTCGGTCTAGCCATTAGCTACTTTTCTTTTTAGTAGTCTTTTTAGCTGTTGTTTTTTTCTTTGTTGTCTTCTTTGGTGCTTTGCCACCTTCCCATGCTTCATTAACATCTGGGGTTGATGGGTCATCAGCTTTAAGTTGACCTTTTTTGTTTCTTGCTCTTTTTGGCTTTGCTTCTGCTTCTAAGTCTGCAGTTTCCTCTGGTGCATCTACTTTAACTTCCATTGCCCAACCATTTTGCACAAAAGTTTCCATGTTTGCTTTCATAACATCGTTATCTGCATCTACTATTTCATCAGCTTTCATTAACTCTACATGCAATCCATCTTCATCAATTGCACATGGTTTTGGAACTATGATTTTATATTTTTTTGACATCTCTTATCCTCATAAAATGGGGAGGTTTTATCCTCCCCTAGTATTCATCAATTATGCAGTTGATAAACTATCTGCATCAGTGTTGTGTCTTGGACTTCCTTTGATAATACTTGCAGCTAACGGAGTACCATTAGAGTGTGAACCTGTAAAATCGGCTACAACTCTAAGATATCTTTTTCCACCAACATAACCAATTGAGGTTACTTGTGGAGTTTCTGCATTTGCATCTAAAGTTAAGAAAATTCCATTAGAATCAACAGAACCATCAGTCACATGCAATGCACTTGTAACTGCTGTATAAGTTGAATCATCATCTGAATCTTCTAGTTTAAAGTCAATTTTTACTGATGATGAAAGAGTATCTCCTTCTACACCAGTATCAACAACTGCTGTTGCAGATTCAAAAAACTGCAAATCTACACCAGTGCCATTAGTATCACTTGTACCAACAACAGGTGCGATTGATTGTGCAATACTTATATTATTTGCTAAATCTTTCATAATTTACCCCTAGCTTACGCTGATACTTTTTGTTTAACTATTGCTTCTGCTTGAACGACCTGTCCACCAACTCTTCTTCTAGCAATGTATCTTACATTACCAGTAGTAGCTTGTGTGAATGGATCTCTTAGAACTGCAAGTGCAACTCTATCTACAATCAGATAACCTCTGTTGAAGTCTCCAAATGCGATTGGAAAAGCTCCTGCACCGACATTTGGCATATCTGTAGCTTCCACATAAGGATAACCAAGAATGGTGTTAGGAACACCAGAAATTAGGTTCATCCCTGCTTGGAATACATATTGTCCTGCTGTATCTTTCAATTTTCTGATATCAGCTAATGTGCTTCTGTTAAGAACAAAAGTAGCATTAGATGCATATTCAGATTTAATTGAATGAACTAATGATAAAAGACCATCTGCTAATAAAGCTGTGCCATTTCCTGAATTAACAGAAGATACACTGCTATTAGTCATAAATCCTTCTGGTTTACCAACAGCGTTACCACTCACAAATGCAGCACCTTCAGCTTTTGCAAATTGTGTACTAAATTCAGATTGCATTTCTGCTTCTAAGTCAAAGACTGAATCTTCTAAGTCTTGTTCAGAAATGTCCACTAAAGCGTAATGCTCATGTGCAGGGATTTCTTCAAGACCTACTTGATATCCAGTAGTCTCTGATCTTGTTCCACTTTCAGCAACCCATTCTGCAGAGAATGTACCTGTTCTTTTTGGAACTTGGATACTTCTTGCACCTGTGCTTCTTACTCTAGCAATACTTCTAATAGGTGAAATCTCTGTTACTGTTTTTAACAGTTCTCTCACATATTCTGGTGGTGCTAAATAACCACCTGTTGAATCATTACTTACTGTAAGTGCTTTCTTTTCTGCATCTGTTAAAGCATCAAAACCTTTTCTGCAATACGCATCAAAAGTTTGTAAACTTTCGTCAATGGATTTTGTATCAAAACCAGAGTTAGGTCTTTTCAGAACTGTTTCTAGCTTATCAAGTTGTCCCTTAACGTCAGTTGCATTTTGCTCTGCAACAGTCATTTTTTGATTTAAGTCTTCATAAGAATCAAGTTTGGCTTCAATCTTTTCTAACTTAGCATCTAACATAGCTGTTCCATCGCCTTTTTCTACAGCTTCAAGTCTCTCATCATTTACTTTTTTAAATTCTTCAAAAGCACTTCCAAGATCGTTTATGCTGTTCTTAATATCTTCTGACATAATGTCCTCCTAATTATTAAGAATTTTTAAGGTTTCAGTTAAGTTTTTTATCTCGTCTAAGAGTTGTGTTGTATTATCAGCATCTCGCTGATCAAACGACTTGTGAACTGCACCTGCAGCCACTTTTGCTTCAGAACGTGATAGATTGAAAGCATCTCGCAGTCCATTCTCCCATTCTCTAATTGAAATATCTTCGCCCTTTACTGATTGAATCGTAGCTTTAGGATTCATCGGAAAAGTAACAAGTGATACTTCCATTAATTCTGCTTCTTTAATTATTCTTTTATTGGCACGTCTATCGTATTCAACTTCTTTGGGATTAACCCTGAAGCCAATACTTAGACCATCTAATGCACCCATTTTCATAAGTTCATATGCTTCTTTACCTGCCTGTGTTTGTAGGGCAAGTCTACCTTTTACATATAAACCTTTACTGTCTTCTCTAATTTCATCAAAGACCCCAATCGGCATATCTGTTTTATGTTGATATAAAAGTTTAATCTGAT